AAATGCTGTAGCAGCATTACCAAGTTTATGACCTCTGCGACCAAGATACTGAAAGATTTCCTTGGCAGGTGCAGTCAAAATGTACAAAAATCCTTCATCAATAGATGAACGAATACCAAGACGTGGGAAAAGCGTCATAATAGTCCAGGCATTAACAAACTTGTTTGCAGTATGTGAGTTAGTTGCTCCACCCATAGCATGCAACAAGTTCTTGCGTGCCTTCATATTGTATACAGTCTCTGCTAACTTGATATAATCAAGTGTTGAGATAGCATTTGTTTCTTCAATAAACTGAACAGCACCAGTAACTTCATTAAAAGCATTACCAGCATCATCGTCCATTTTAGTCCAGGTTTTACCCATTACATCACTAAAAGATTTATCAACAGATACACGCTTTGCTGCATTAAATACGCCAGTAGCACCAAATTGCTGCGTCAAAGTTTCACGAATAAGACGTTCGCCACCAGGCAAACCATCTAATCCATAACGCTGCATAACACCAATATACAAATTACGCAAAATAATAACTTGGTCTGCAATATCAGAAGTAACAAATGCATGGGTTACGCCTTCAGCCAAGTCACGTGGCATAATCTGACGTGCTACAAGTCTGAATGTTTCAGACGTTTCTATTGCGTCTTCGCCAATTTTAATCATACCACCCTGTGGGGTACGAGCAAGGGCTTCGCTTATTTTATAAAGAATCTTACGTGATCGAGATGTTTCTAATTCCTGCTTGCGATACTGCAAAATACCAGCAATATTTGTGCCTTCTGGGTTTTTAAGGATTTCATTAATATCCTCTACCTTTTTACCAGAATCTTTTGTAGCAGGCATTAAGGCTTCGGCTACCTTAACTCGTGTCCAGTCTCCCAAACGCCTATGTTTACTAGCAACATCTACACCAGTACGCCAAAATTGCATACCATCTACACGACCAGAAAGAAGTTTAGTTACATTTTCAACTAATGAAAAATAATCTTTAGCACTTTCCGCATCAACTAATTTATTATCTTCAAGAAGTTTAATAGCCTTGTCGCTATTCCATCCTTCAAAGTTATTCTTAATTGCAATACGTGCTGCATTTTTTGCTTCAGGAGTTTCTGCTTCAATTAAACTTTTAACACGTGGTCCAAGTTGCTCGTCCCATAGTCTCACAACACCAGCATCTTTTTCAAAAACTTCTTTAACACCAGCAGAGCCATACTTCTTTACAGAGTTTAAAATATCATCGGACTTTGTAAGTCCCTTACCCAAACCACCAGTTATATAAGTAAGTGGATCAATCAACAACTGATAGAAAAAGTCAATATAGCCAGAAACATTTTTAGTTTTACCAGATACATAGTCTCCAGTTACTCCACCAAATTTTGTATTTTTTGTACCAACAATATCGCGTGCAACATCTCGACCAAGTGAAACCTGTGCGTACTTAACGCCATCTAGTACCTGACGAAATGTATCTGGGCTATTATACGCTTCTTCCATAGCCTTAAGAAATGAATCATTAATAGTTCCATATGACTCAACAATTTCTCCAGGCTTTTTACCAGCAAGAATGCCTTTAGCAATAATAGTTTTTTCTTTTCCAAAGTATTGTTCTACTTCAGCAAGTGCTCCATTATCATAAACACGGCGGCCATCCCAAGCATCAGTCCATGTTTGTTTGTTCCAAAGTCCTTCATCTTGTGTTACTTGACGACCAACTAGATATGGTAGATTAATAAGTCTATTGTAGGCACCAGCAACTTTAAGTACACCAATAAGAGGGCTTGCTAGAACTTTACCAGCACCCTTAAGTACACCAAAAAAATTGTCTTTTAATGTTTCTGGTTCTTCTGTATACCCAGCAGTAGGATAAAGAAAACGTAATTTTTCTTGAACCTCTTCATCGAGGTTAGCAAATTCACTACGCGCTTTATCTACTGGCATACGAAGTAAATCTTTATTTTTACTTACAGTCCAACTAAACTGTTCAATTTGATTAATTTGTGATTTATCAAGATTAGATTGAACGGCAGCATTATAAAGATTAGGACTTACTTTGGCTACAGAAATATTTACTTTTTGAGCCATTAGTATCCTTCGTCAATAAGTTTACGATAGATTAATTCTGCATCACCAGATGGATCAAATGGAATAAGTGCTTTAATTGTATCGACAATAGAATAAGATTTATTAGGAAGTTGTCCCATTGCTTCACTTCCTGGACCATCACCAATATCAACACCAGATGTAATAGGTTCGTTTGGTCGTGTAGTGGGAGCCATCAACGGTGTTGGCATTTCTATAGACGGCACTGATGGCTTACCAGCCATTGGTGCTGCAGTTTGTTGATCCATAGTATTTTCGCCATAAGGCATACCAGACATATATTTAGCGCCTTGCGCTGGACCACCATCTGTACGGCGTGAGAGTGCGCCAGGACCTGATGCAGGTGCTGGGTTTTCTGGCTTGCGATATCCGCCCTGTTGTGCCATTAGTCTTCATCCTCATCATCGTCATCATCTACATATTTAAGTGGATTCATTTTGTTTGGAATATCTGGAAGTATCCAGTCTGGATATGAATCCTTGTCTTGGATCATGCTTATACAAATATCAACGGGAAATCCTGCAACTCGCAAAGCCTTATAATATTCATTTAGGCTAATGCAGTATTTTTCAAGTAGGCTATAATCATCACTAAGAACTGTTTTAACTTTAGTTCCAGTTGGCTTTTTGCGCGGTGCCATGATTTACCCCTTATATTACTCGTTGCTGTTGTGTCTGTACTGAACCAGATGCTTCACCACTTGTGTTTAAGCGGCTAAGCAGCATCTGTAAATCTGGTCGTCCTGGTTGAGCAGGAGCGCCTCCTACTGGAGCGCCAGGAGCAGAGGGGACGGCTTGCTCAACTGCTGCCCCAGCAGGAGGATTCTCTGGAGTAAACACTTCCTCAATAACATCTTCAATCGATTTACCAGCCTTACGTCCCTTAATTGCCATAGCAATTTTCTGAATGATTGGTAGAGGGTCCTGTCCCTGAGATGCTAATTGTGGAATTGTTTGTGTATATGCCTGCAGTGAACCAATGAGAGCCTTACGAAGTTTTTCAACTTCGATCTTCTCTTGTTCTTGTGTAACGTTAATTCCGAATGGCATTTCTCGCTGTGCCAAGTCTACGGAAATTAAATCGCCGCCCAACGCCTGAAGCATAAAGATAAGGCCCTGTGCTGGATTAAGTCCAGCCAACATGCCGTAGCGAACATCTGCTGAGTAGTCACCCTTGATGTCCTTTGATGGAAGATACTCAAGTGCATATGGTGCACCTGAATCTACTCCACGGATAGTCTTCTTATAATCAAATACTAGTTCGTCAACAGTAAAGCATGTTGTAATAACATCTTTAAGGGTTGAAGCAAAGATGGCTTGAGCAGATTTAATCTGCGTATCGAAGCCACCCATAAGGGCTTGAACGCCCTGTCCCGTAATAATTGAAGCATCCACATTGCCAGTTCTTGATTCTGGATAACGTGTACCAGTACGTAGTTCTGACTGAAGTGTTTGCTGCTGGCTAAATGCGCCTGCAGGAATAGGAAGTTCTACGCGTCGCACACCAGCAGGATTGTTGGTACGGATAACTCCGTCACCACCAAACTCAAACTCTTGTACATCGCTAGGCAAGACGATAGGTGACTGTACTGACTTCTCTGCTGCTTCCATTGCAAGTAATGCAAAACGATTGCGAAGCAACTGAATACCAAGTACGTCATCAAACTGTCCACGCATTTGTCCATCAACAGATGGACGACGTGCAATGTGAACTAGCATCTTCTTGACTGGGTTTTCCGCTACAGAGACAGCAAGATTGCCGCGCTCTGGAATATAAATAACAGACTGATCTTTATCGTAATAACGAATAATCGTTAGTTCTATATTCATATTCTGCTCATAGCCATCGCGACCTAAGATCGTTTCTTCATGCTCAGGGAACTGAGCAACAAGTTCGGCTATTGTCATGCGGTATTTCTTAGCAAAGGCAATGCAACGCCCATAGCGGTCAAACTCTGGGTAAGCCCCCACTGGGTTTTCTATGCGAATACGTGGCAGCCCTGCTTCTTCGTCAAATTCTACAATGAATGGGACGAAACCAAATGTGATGTACCAGTCTGCACCTGTATACATCTGTACCTGTAAATCTGAATTAACAAAATAATTTGCAGCAATCTGGGTACGGCGATCTGCAAACTTGCGTGGCTTATCTTCTGCTTGGTTAATTGCAGAGCAGTTGATGGCAGGAAGTGGAGCCATAACCTCAGATAGGTCACGGGCTACAATATCGATAAAGTTAGCGACAACATTAGAGTCAATACCATCTGGAAAAAAGTCTGGGTATAGCCCAGCAATGTTACCTTGACGCACAGCAAGAACGCTTTCGTGACGAATATCGCGCTCACGCGATCTGTCCTTTAGCGATTCTACTCGCGCAGCAATCTGCTTAATTGTTAACATTGTTGTCCTAACGATTGATTAAAAAAATTATTTACTTGCTCTTACGAATTGCGCCGCCACCAAAAAGACCGCCGCCACCCATACCACCGCGACCACCCTTAGTAGTTGCTTTAATTGTTTTCTTAAGAGTTTTAACCGAACCAGAAATTTTTTCTTTGTTGCCTTGTTTAGAAATTTTATCCGTATTTTTAAAGGCTAATTTTTCAGCCTTACGCATACCAGTAGTCTTAAGTTTAGGTATCTTCATTTCTGAACGCATTTTATTTTCTATTGCTAGTCCAGCCTTGCCACCTTTAGTAATTACATTTTTGTACAGCCCTTTACCAGCAGTTGGCTTAGGCTTTCCTGGCTTTTTTCTGCTACCATCAGGATTGCGCTTTACTTTTTTTGCTGCTTCTTCTTTTGCTAAACGAGCAATAGTTTCTTTAAGGCGAGCAGATACACCCTTTGGAACATCTTCCATTGGCTTTATGTTTTTTGCTGGCATGTTAGTTCCTATCCATACATATCTTGCCACTGCTCTTGGAAGGCAGCGTCTAGGTTGACTGATTGTCTTTTTGATAGTTGAGCCTTAGTAGCCCAACGGTTTTCTTTATAACGGTTTGTAAATGATGCAGCCTGCATAAGTTCTTGCACACGCAAGACCGCAAACCACAAAGCCATAACACAGTCAGTCTTACCTTTAGTGTTTGGTTTCCAGGTCATTAGTTGCTGAAGTAAGGCTTTCATACCTTCTGAACCATCGGTTGAAGGAAATTCAATTGAGTTGTTATTTTGGAACTTACCTTCGCGGAGCGTGCCAAAGAAGTTAGACATAGAGGCAACGCCTAAGTTAGTATCCCATTTGTTCTTACCAGTAAAGTGTGGCTTTAGATCGCAGCCATACTGGGCAAGCCAGTTACGTAAGTCATCATCTAGGGCGTAACCCTTCTGATGAGCGTTAATCTCTACGCGTAATTCATTAGGTCGGTATCTTTGAACCAACTCTTCAATTGTATTGCGAATCTTTTGCGGAGTAGGTTCACTCATATTGACGCAGTCAAGAACATAGATATTGCCATCGAGGGCGTTATAGTTAATTACTACAAAGGCTGAGTGACCTGCCATAGCAGGGTCAAAACCAATGATGGTATAACCGCGCACTTGAGCAGGATGTCCTGGTTTATTTGGGTCAAGTGGTCCGCGCTTACGCATTCCATTTACACAACCTTGTACCAGCGGAGCAGCAAAGATGGAATCTTCTGCTATATCCTCTTGCTGGTAAACCAGCGCCCAGGTAGATGCGGTAACTTCACCACGTCGTTTGTGAAGGGCTGGTCCGTCCCACTTAGGGTATAAACCTTCTTCATCTGGAGTATCATCATCTCCATCCCAAGGGATGTCAGACTTAGGCCAGAGCGTAATCCAATCTTCTTTTTTTTCTTTATACTCTAAAACTGCAGGCATTCCCATATAGGTAAAGGGACTCTTGCCGTTTGACCAGTACTTCGGGTCACGCAGTTCTTTGTAAAAATCTGTAGGGGCAATACGGGTTCCTACAATCAGGAGTTTACCGTTCTTGCCCAGACGGGTGATAACTTCCTTCTGCAGCCAGTTGATCTGCTTCTCATACTCATGAGCGTTGGAAGTGGTAATGCAGTCGTCTAGGATAATCAGGTCAGCACGAGCACCGTAAATCTGACCGCCCATACCAAGGGCTTGAATGGTTGGGTCTTTCTCACTTGAATCACGCGCATCGCCACCAAGGTAGACGGTATCTACACGCCAGGTATCTGAGTCTGCTTTCCAACCGCCTTCTGGACCAAAAGTGTTTTGCATCTTCTGGTAGCGGGGGTGAGACAATCTCTGCTTAACAGAGTATACGAACTCGCGTGCTTTGTTCAACGTCTTAGAAACCACAATGATGCGGACGTTCGAGTTGATGGCGATACGATAGGTTGAGTAGTTGACTGTAACGACAGTCGACTTGGCATGCTCTGGAGGTACATTGACCAACATGCGGGTCTTGTCCCCTGGCTCATAGGTCATGGCAGGGTGGAGCCAAGAAGGTTCATCGCCTTCTATCAAATCAATCCAGTCCTGATGATGAGGAAATACTTTAGACCCCAAGTATATTTCTGAGAACTGGGCAAAGGAAATCTCATCCTTGGGGATACCGAGGGCCATCAAGGAATTAGACTTAGCGTCTACTTTGGCCTGCTCTAAACGACGGGCAAAGTCAGCATCTCTAATAATCCAGACTCTAGCGGTATCGGGCTTCTTGCCCACCTTTGACATCGCATTTGCCAGGGACATTCCCTCAGATACAAGGTCTAGCACCTGCTGCTTATCGGCATTAGATTTCTGGGTCTTAGCGTTATCAGGCCCCTTTATAAACGTCATATCATCCCCTAGTTTTGGACAGAATACACCTGCCTTGTAACAGATTATTACAGACTACTGTACAGGATGAGTAAGGCTCTAAAAAGACTTACGAATCTATTTTACTCTCTACTATATATTAATCCGTTCAAATAGGTCAAACGAACATTTTTAATAGAACTATCTTAAAAGTCCTGTTCAGACTGGGGGTACTACTGTACAGAAATATTTTTGGTAGAGATACAGTCTATATTACAGAACCAAATTAAACAATCTGGGGTCTAATCGACCCACATATTGTTTAATGCTGCCGCTCTATAGTACTGAAGGCTGGCATGTCTGGCAGACTACAGTCTAGACCGCAGATAAACCTATATGTCTGCGTCCCAGTTTAAATGCATATATGTGCGGATAGTCTATTGATCTACCAGTAGGTCTCCTTCCTCGTCAAGCAAAAAAGCGCTTGACGATTCCCTCCGACCTATGGTGTGGTGATATTAGATTGAATGGTTCAATCGGTTCTAATGCTAGGAGTTATCATGAAAGTTGTTCGTGTAGTTAATGGTTCTGCTCCTGATGGTGCAATCGCTATCGGTAGAGGCACAGTGTGGGGAAACCCGTTCTTGATCGGTGCAGATGGTGATAGAGATGCGGTTGTCTCTAAGTTCTACTGCTACGCCAAGTGGCGTTTAGAGCGTGAGCCTAATTGGTTAGAGCCTCTGCGTGGTAAGAATCTAGCGTGTTACTGCGCTCCCCAAGCCTGCCATGCCCATGCAATCATAGCGCTAATCGAGCGCATCTACGAAGGAGAGAGCAAATGAACGATATGCGTATGTGTGCCAACTGCAAGCACGATATAGATATATTCCCACCTAATCGGTGTGAGTACGGCAAGCATGTGTGGCACGAGCCAGAGTTGGACACTCCCGACATGTGTTGTGAGTGTGGAGTAGATGTGGATTACCTAGACAAATGATAACCACACATACATGCCACGACATACACTGCTTAGCCAAAACACAGTTGGCTAAATGGGAAACCATTTGGGACGGCTCAGCACAAGTACTAAATACCATCGTAATCGACTACACAAAAGGAGAGAACATATGACCGAATCACTAGGCATCACAGTCCACAATACATGCTACGAATGTATGGTGATCGAACGCGACAAACAACTAGACGATAGCAAGCCCTGCTACGAGTGCGAGGTTCTCGCACAAGACAAAGCAAAAGGCTTCCCCGTTGGACCATGCCACACATGTGCAGATAAAGCCATGCTCAGGGCTACCGACTACCAAGCAGGCAAGTGTCCCACCTGCTTAAAGAATGATGAGGCTAGGGACGACGACAAAGCCCACAACCTACACGAAGATGATAGGTTGCATGAGGACGGAAAGGTTATGTCCTACGACACAAGCGACGAACCCAGCGCGAGCGACTGGGTTACATCGCAAACATATATAAGAAAGAGAGGATGGATCGTGAAGTTCACAGAGATATGGGATGAGGACAATCCCTTCAGACTGGTGGAGTTATCGGTCAAGTTCTTAGAAACAGATGAACCTCTAATCCGTCACGAGTTCCTGCCACCTATCGCTCAACTGGTAGATGGTGGAGTTTATGAGGAACTATGGGAACTAGAGGATTATGCACAAGCCAAGCGTGAGACTGAGTGCAGATGGTGCCATATACTCACGCCAAAACTATTCAATGACTGCCAATCATGTGATAGGCCATTGGAAAACAACTTAATATAGGAACAACAGGGTTCCCCTGCGCTCTGCGACAGGGGCAACCCTGACCAACTAACTACTATAAAAGGAGAAGCAACATGTTACAGAATACATTCACAGTTAGTGGCACAATCAAGGCACTAACAGAAAAAAGCGTCAAGACCAACGAGTACGGTACTCAACTAATCGGATGGATTAGTCAGCGAGATGTACCACGCATGAGCAACGGTGATGCAGTAGGCTCACCAAAGTATGTTGTAGGCGTAGGCATCAAAGCAACAGACCCAGCGGTGGTAATGACGCTAATCGAACTAGATCAAGCACGACAAGGTTCGATGGAATCACAACCAGTCACGCTAACAGGACGACTCACACAGTGGGTTGCAAAGTCCAAGACAGGCGGAGCAGACGAGTTCCGTTACCAACTAGAAGTACATGCAGTAGAACTAATCTAAAGATCAGGAGGGTGGGTGGCTATCACAGTCACTCACTCTCCTTTTTTTGCGAGGAAACCGTAACCGCAGACGGACTGGTACGAGTCCATTATATTCTAAGGAGAGATTATGTTTATTAGTTATACAGAACTAGTAGTAATGCTAGTCTGCGCCTCAATCATTTCTATTATGGTAGTACTTCTATTCGTAGCAAACCACCACTTGCTTAATGAGAATAGATTCCTGCGTAGTAGACTAAGTGTATGGCGCAAGCGATGCCAGCGTGACCATGTAGAAATACCATTCTAAATGAGCAACCAAGCAAGGTGGGCCAACATAAATTATGTTGACCTACCGCATACCTTCTATGGTAGAGGTATACTTAGCCCATCTAATCGCTTCTATATAAGCGTTAGATCAGAAAAGTCTAAGCCTAACGCCCTTAATTGGGGAGTTCTTAATCTAGATACATACGAATACATAGATGGCTTTAGTTTCAGGAAAGAAGCAGTCAGTTATGTAGAAGCATATGAAAGGATGCGAGCATGATAAACTACGATGTATTATTTTTAGCAGATCATTTTGTATTAGTAACTACAGTTGAGATGACTGCACTTACATCAGAAGGAGAGATAGAAGACGAAGCATTAGAGCGCCTGGCTTCTATCTATGGTGTTGATTTAGCCAACACCCTCAAAGATTGCAGAGTAGAAATCACGGAGTCACCAACCAAATGAACTTCGTAATTGTATGTCGGCATTGCTGGCAAGGTACTAAGTATGATGCACTTGATGTAGTAACAGGACTAGAGTGCGACAAGTGCGGCAAGATATTATAAGGAGACAACAATGAGTGAACCAAGAGTTGATGATGACGCAGCACTAGGTAAGGATGACGAGTGCGATAACTGCGGTTGTTTTATATGGGAATGTATATGCAGTGAACCCGACGTAACTTATGAGGAATACTACAATGAGTAAGATACTAAAGAAATACATGGCGTTAACTAGCAGTATGATACTAGTCTTTGCTACCTTGATAGGCATACCAACCAAAGCATACATCAAACATATAAAGGCTGACCCAAATTGTTTTGCCTTCGGTATACCTACACCTTGGAACAAACACATGGCTAAGACATACGCTTATGGATTCATACGAATGAACTATCCTAAGTGGGGCAGAGGTGAATGGGCTGCACTCACTAAACTATGGGGTAAAGAGTCAGCATGGAATCATGAAGCAGACAACCCTAACTCAACAGCATACGGCATAGCACAAGTATTGGGTACCAAACCTGGAACACCAGCCCCTCTCCAGATTGAGAGGGGGCTGGCATACATAGAACATAGGTATGACAAACCTTCAGTAGCATGGGCACATTGGAGAAAACACGGATGGTACTAGTATGAAATCATATTACATTATACAATCAGAGATAGAAGTAGAAGCATCAGATGATGATACTGCTTTAGCACTACTGCAAGACACAATAGGTTTCAGCGGATTCAATATGATTCGCTGGATAGATACCCGACTATCAGAAAGAGAGAGCACAAATGACAACAGCAATGACAATCAATGACCGACTCGTAGAGTTGGGAACACTAGTAGACAATCAAGACAAGGCAATCCAGCGTGCTGGTGCCGAGATGATCGAAGCCTTCTTTAATACACATAATCAAGGCGACAATGTAGGTGAGGATACAGTAGCGCAGTTGCTATTCTATCTAACAGATATCCAAGTGCGTGACTATGCACTAGGATTATTGGAGCCATCAGTATCAGATAAGATTAAGCCTGCACTATCACTATTAGTTGAGGCAGCACCAACAGATGGTGATTACATCAATGGACCAGCATGTTTGCTTGCTTCACTAGAGTATGAGCAAGATAACAAAGAGGATGCATTGATTATGCTATCAAATGCTAGTGAAGATTACTCACTTGCTCTGCTATTGCGCCGTGTATTTGCAGCCAACTGGCCTGCAGTTGCATTCGGAAACATGCGTGATGAATTGCACCCTAAGGTAACAGCAGGTATCTTCGGAGATGAAGCATAATCATGGGTCTTGATATGTATCTATATCAAAAAGAAACACATGAGGTAGCATACTGGCGTAAGTCTAACGCTATTCATGGCTGGATTATCAATCACACTGGTGCAGTAGACGACTGCACACCTATCAATCTAACCAAACAAGACTTGTATGAACTGCGTGAGTTGTGCATTAAAGTATTAGATGTACATACAACAGATTATGCAGAAGAAATGTTGCCGCCAGCATCAGGATTCTTTTTTGGTAGTACACAAATAGATGAGTGGTACTGGGAAGATATTAAAGATACAATTGATAAACTAAACACAGCATTAAATGAATCAGTAGATGATGCTATGTTTGAGTATCAGGCAAGTTGGTAAACATGGGACGACAAACAGCAGATGCTATAGCAGGATTTGATATACCATTATTAAATCAAATAGAATTACATCTAACAAACAACTTCTACCCAGCAGTACCAAGGTTCATGGCACAAGCATGTGTCGATGCACTCAATGCATATTGGGAAGAAGACATTGATCGCATGATTGATATGCCTAAAGGCGTAACATATAAAGGCTCGACTTCTGCCCCTGCGTGGGCTATCGTCGAGCAACACAGGCTTGAGTCATGGCTAGATGAGGAAGAAGATTATGACAGCGAATGAGATTATGAAGATACGTAATAAAGCCGCAGGTTATGCAAAATCATTTCTTGCTAATAAATACTATGAGGAATACAAAGAATTGTATGATGCATATCTAGTTAACCGTGGCGTTAACACACGTAGAGGTAGAGTTATAGCAGATGAGAGGGGAATTACTAGTGAGTAGCACTAACGAACGAATAGCAGATGCACTAGAATTAATTGCACACTTAATGCTACAGCAACACAAACAACTAAAAGAAAGAGAGAGCAATGCTACAAGTTAGCGAAGCATATAATGATAAGCACACCAAGCGCCTAAACAAAATGGCGTGGGTGCAGGCAGGCACTGCGGTAAACGCAGGGTCTGCATCAGAAGCAGCACGACAGGCTGGCCTAGATTGGACAGTCGAACTATCAGATATGATTGTTGAACGTAAGACAATCGTATCTCCATATGAAACCGTAACAGATAAGTTAGAAGTACCACGCCGACAGGCAGTTGTTAAGCGTACTGAAGATGGTGAATCTATTATCGGTGTAGTCGGTGACAAGTATAAGATCGTGCAGAACATGGAAGTATTCTCTGCACTTGATTCCCTAGTTGACTCAGGTGATGCACGATATACAGCAGCAGGTGAGTACAATGGTGGTGCTAACATCTGGATGGTAATGGAATTACCAACAGGTGTACAGGTAGCCAACGATCCACACGCTGCGTTCTTGCTAGTGCAATCATCACATGATGGTTCATGTGCAGTTCGTATCCGACCAATCATTGAGCGTTTGTTCTGCATGAATCAGATCAACCGCATCATCAAAGGTAAGCATAAGAATGACTTTACTTATGTTATGAAACATACTACTAACTCAGAGTTATCAGTCAGCGACATACGCAACATCACTCAGTTGACTTATAATTCTATTCAAGAGTATGAGTCAGTAGCAGGTATACTACTAGATCGCAAGGTAGATAATACGCAAGTGCGTAACATCTTCAAAGCAGTATGGTCGCTACCATCTACAATTGAAGAGATGCCAGAGCATCTACTATCACAGGGTGAGAAGCGTCAGCGCACTATAGCCTTGGCTGGTCGTGAGTCTGCTTGGAATATCTACAGCCAGTCAGAAACACAAGAGAACATCAGAGGTACAGCCTTCGGTGTATGGCAAGCAGTCATTGAACACGCAGATCACTACGCATCTGGTGGCTCTGATCGCCGCGCAATTTCCACATTAAGTGGACGCAATGATAAGATAAAAGACAAGGCACTAAGTCTTGTCTTGGTTTAATAAAAAACAACGAGAGGAAAACATGAACACAATCGAAGTAACAACAGATAACAGTGTAATAAACTATACTGAGTTAGATGTAAAGCGTTTCATCGAGAGAGCAGGACAACTAAGTGATGTTAAGTATAAAGTGCGTGACTTCTTCGGTGAACTTGAATGGTCAGATGGTATGGCAACAATCGGTCGTGATGAAGTCAACGAGTTACTCAAAGCAATCCAATGCGACCTCATCAGAGCAGAGTATCGAGCAACCGTTACTATTACTGCATACATTTCAGGATACGCAGCAGAAAATCAAGATGAAGCAATCGATTGCATCGGAGATGATATCGAAGTAAGCATCGGTTCATCTGCTGATATACAGGTAGATAATATTGATGTCTCTGATGTAGAAGAAGAGTGAGTAAAGAATTTATTACACTAGCACATTACCCAGATAGTGCTGCTCTAATACTAGAGAAGCACACATCTAGTTATGGATTATGTACCGAGTGTAGCACTTTTAGTATTCATGTAGCCTATCCTTGCGATATTGTAAAGGAGGCAACACAATGACATCAGCATACGTGCCATACAATGGCACTGCTGGTTGGTCAGGTACAGATACATCCGAGCAGAGAGCGCTGGATAATTTGTACTCAGGTAGGGAATTAAACAACCAGCAAATAGCGTTAGCATATTTAAAAAGCAAAGGCACCAATGGTGCTACTTGGAAAGAGTTAGCGACAGAAACTGGATGGCATCACGGCACCTCAAGTGGCGTGTTGTCAGTACTGCACCAGTCAGGTGCAATAGTACGCACAATTAAAACAAGAAATAGATGCAAGATATATGTGCATCAAAATTTCAAAGACCAAGTTATGTATGAGGAATACAAACGAAAAGAAAAACTTTGTCCACATTGTGGGCATGACATCAATGCATAAGCCCATCCTTATGCTATGATGGGACAACCAGTGGGCGGTAGGTTTTGGCTCTCTCCTTGTCCTACCCCCTGCTGGCTCTAATCAAAGGAGAAATATGGCAGAGTTAGTTATACCTAGAGATAGGTACGGTAGACCTATGGTTGTACCACCAAAGGGTGGTAAGCCAGTAGCGTATACAAGAACAACAACAGTTGCAGGTTCATTAGATGATGGCACTGCATTAGTTGCATGGAAGTTACGAATGGCTGCGACTGGTTTAACATTACGACCAGACCTTTTACTTGCTGCATCTGCAGCACGTGAAGATAAATTAGAGATGGATAAATTAGTAGAAGATTCAATGGAAGCAGCAGGCGCTACGCGTCAGGCTACTATTGGTACTGCAATCCATGCTCTAACAGAAAAGTTAGACAGAGGTGAGGAACTTGGTCCGATCCCAGAAGATTATGTAGCAGACATACAGGCATATGCTAGTGCTACTAGTAACTTCACTAACATTCACATCGAACAATTCTGCGTACTGGATAAGTATAAAATTGCAGGAACTCCAGATAGAATTGTTGAATACAAAGGCGAGAGATTTATCTCCGACCTTAAAACTGGTAGCATTAGTTACCCAAATAAGATTGCCATGCAGTTAGCAGTGTATGCACACGGCTTGCCGTATGACCCTGCTACGGCAACCCGTGGTAGTTGGGGTGACATCAACACAGAGAAAGGAATCATCGTTCACTTACCAGCAGGTAGTGGACAATGTACTTTACACTTTGTAGACTTAGTTCATGGTTGGAAAGGTATTGAACTAGCCATGAAAGTAAGAAAGCACCGCGATAAAAAGAATATATCAACACCAATACAAGGAGAATGATGACTCATTCAGAAGCACCAATCAGCATCACAGTTAAATCAGCAGCAGGTTCTTTGGTTACAGTTCGTGCATCTAATGCAGATGAACTCGATCAGACAGTTGCGAATGCACTAGCATCACTTGCATCAGCAACAGAAGAACTCGAAAAAGCAGTGCGTGGTACTGGTTTTAGCGCACCTGCAGCAACTCCAGTCTCACCAGCAGTTGGCTATACAGCCAACGCACTAGGTGGAACTATCGTTGCTGAATCATTTACACCATCACCTGCACCTGCAGGTAGTGGGCAGCGCATGTGTCCTCATGGAACCATGACTCGCATTCATGGACTAACAGGTAAGTTTGGTCCATACAAGGGACACTTCTGCCCTGCTAAGCAAGGTGATCCAACCAAATGTACAACTCAGTATGTCAAGGCTAACTCGCCAGAGTTTGCTACATTTGTAGCCGACCAAACAAAACAGTAGTATGAAAACACTACGTCGTAGCGTAGGTAAGGCAGAGGTGGGAGGGGAACCATTACTCCCACCTTTCCAAGCCTTTGCTAGAGAAGGAATCATTCTACGGCGTGCAGAAGTAACAGTAATTGCTGGCACCCCTGGTGCTGGTAAGTCAAGTATTGCATTGCATATCGCTGCAAGATTAAAACAACCGACATTATATTTCTCAGCAGATACCAATGCACATACAATGGCTATGCGATTACTCGCACTTCGAGCACGCATACCACAACAACAAGCAGAACAAATGCTAAAGACCCAACCAGATACAGCCGAATCTATCTTGCGTGAGTATGGAAATATGTATTGGTCATTCGAACCAAGCCCTACTCTCCGTGATTTAGATGAAGAAGTATCTGCATTCGAAACTATATGGGGTAGAAGTCCTACTCTTATAGTCGTTGATAATCTTATGGACATTGCTATTGATGGACATGAAGAGTTTGCAGGTATGCGACAGGTTATGAAGGAGTTAAAGTATCTAGCCCGTGATACTAATGCAGCAGTGTTAGTCTTACACCATACGCAGGAAGGTGCACCTGGTTATCCGTGTCAGCCACGCTCAGCGTTGCAAGGCAAAGTTGCACAGATTCCTGCTATGGTTCTAACAGTAGGACAGATGATGCAGGGTACAGATATGTACTTATGTGTAGCCCCAGTTAAAAATCGGTATGGCAAAGCCGATCCAACTGGTAACACATATGTATCTCTATCATTTGACCCAGCATCAATGCATCTAGAAGATATAGTTAGAGACTACAGACAAGTGGAGATGAAAGTATAATGCCAAAGTATAGAATCACATACTCACAATATAAAGTAAAAGTTATTCGTGCTTCCTCATTAGAGATAGCAGAAGAACGTGCAAAGAAAATGGAAACAGGACGTTGGGAACTAACAGAAGTTAGAGACGAACCTAACGAATGAGTAGCGCAGCCAAAGCCAAAGGCTCAGGAGCCGAACGGGATGTAGTTAAGTACCTCAAGCAATGGTTTCCTTATGTTGATAGGCGTTTGGCTGGTGCTACACTAGATAAAGGTGACATCTCAGGTATACCTGGAGTTACAATTGAGATAAAAAATCATGCCAAGATGGACTTGGCTGGTTGGACAGAAGAGTTGATAGTCGAAATGGCTAACGACAAAGCATGGACAGGCGTGGTGTGGCACAAGCGCAAGGGTAGGGGAAGTCCTGGCGACTGGTACTGCACCATGCCTGCACATGTATGGGTAGACTTACTAAGGAGAGCATTAAATGACTCAGGAAAAAACGTATTGTGAAAGTTGTTTAGAGAATCTAGATGATGATGAGTTTGATTACAGATATGATTTCCCTATATGTTTAGATTGTACAAATGCAAGATAAGCCCAGCATTGAAGAGTATCTCAACTACATAGGAGCAGAGATACCAGCACGTGGTAGTGGTTGGCGTAAAATGAAATGCTGCTTCCACATAGACACACATGCAAGTGCAGCAATAAACTTCGACAAGAACGCCTTTGTCTGCCACGGGTGTGGTGTCAAAGGCGATACTTATTCCCTGATTATGCATAAGGAAGGAATTAATTTTAGTGAGGCTAAACAATTCGCAGAGAAGTTTTCTTCTTCAGGCAACACAGAGATACGCAGCCAAGATAGAAGGCGTAGCCGACTATCTATCAAGCCGTCAACTCTCGGTAGAAGAGGCAAACATATTTCATCTGGGTCTGGTAGAAGACCCGCTGCCAGGGCATGAGCCGTATACTGGCAGGCTAGCCATTCCATATATCACGCCATCAGGCGTGGTAGATATTAGATTCCGTGACTTAACAGGTACCCACGATGCTAAGTACATGGGATTAGTTGGTTCCGAAACCACCATGTTTAATACTCAGGCAGTATTTGCAGCCGATGATTATATATGTGTGACCGAAGGTGAGTTCGATTGTATTATGATGAGCGTCAAGACTCAGCACCCAACAGTAGGTATTCCTGGCGCAAATAACTGGAAGAAACACTACTCGAAAATCCTAGATGATTTCGAAACAGTGATAGTATTAGCCGATGGCGATAAGCCAGGGCTAGAGTTCGGTAAGAAGATTAGCCGTGAGTTAGGTAATGTAAACATTATCTCTATGCCAGACGGTGAAGATGTAAACAGTATGATAATCAAGCAAGGGAGTGAATGGATTGACGAACGAATCAGAGAATGCATTGCCATTGGATGATACTTTTTGGGAGCATGTTAAGCACCTAAAGTTTCAGGTAGGTATACAACTAGAAGAAGATACATATTTAAATATCCTGACCGCACTTGAAAGTATCTACGATCTTATCAAGAAGGATGAAAAAGAAGATGCTATGTTCTTCATTACAGGACTGGCTGCAACTATAATAGCCTCTAAGTATGGTAAGAGTCAAGATGTTCTCAATGAGATGACAGTTAAAATACTAAATGAAGATATAGATAAAGAGATAAAGGACTTGCTCAGTGAAAAACCCTAAAGATTTAGAAAATATTCTACTGCAATTGACTACCCTCATGCTTAAGAAACATGCTGATTATGGGCCTATGAACATAGCAGGGGCACCAGGTGGCCCCATGAATGGGCTACGAGTAAGGATGTATGATAAGTTGGCTAGGCTTAACAACCTAGTAGATACAGGCGACACGCCCAACTACGAATCAATCGAAGATACCTTACTTGACCTTGCAAACTACGCTATAATTGGACTACTAGTCCAGCGTGGACAGTGGGAAGGTTTACCCAATTCGCATGACAACAAAACAAAAGCGAGTAGTAGTACTCAGCGACCTGCAAATACCATATCAAAACAACAAGGTAGTGCAAATAGCAACAGACTTCATCCGTGACTACAAGCCTGACGAACTATGGTGTGTGGGTGATGAACTAGATGCACCCGAACCTAGTCGTTGGAACAAAGGAATGGCTGGCGAATATGCTGGTACATTGCAGCAAGGCATTGATGATACAAAAGAAATCATTGGTGAGTTTAAGAAAGCACTAGGAAAGAAACCATTTTATATTCAGCGATCTAACCATACAGATCGCATCGACACTTACATTCGTAAGTATGCCCCAGCGTTCAACAGTCTCAAGTCATTAGAGATTGAAGAACTACTGGGGTATAATTCTTTAGGCGTAACTTACTTGCATAAGATGCACGAGTTACTTCCTGGCTGGGTTATGGCACATGGAGACGAAGGTAAGTTATCTCAAACTCCAGGGGCTACAGCCCTATCATTAGCCAAACGCTTAGGCAAGTCAGTAGTATGTGGACACACGCATCGTGTGGGATTACAACATGAAACAGTTGGCATGTATGGCAAGACTAATACCTTGTTCGGTCTCGAAGTCGGACACATGATGGACATGAAGCAAGCGGATTACCTATCAGCAGGTACAGCCAATTGGCAGCATGGTATTGGAATCTTAGTACAATCAGGGAATAAAGTAACTCCATATGCAGTTCCTATTATCAACGGGGAGATTAATCTTCCGTGAATTACCTAGAAGAATACAGCGAGATGGTTCAACAACTATCTGCTGAGTATCATAAACGCTATGCCATGTTAGAGCGTGATGATATTAGGCAGGAGTTGTGGCTATGGTTTGTAACACATCCTCGCAAGTTCCAAGAATGGGATAAGTTAGAACAAAAAGATAAAGATAAATTAATCGCTAAATCATTACGCAATGCTGCCCTTAAATACTGCGAAAAAGAGAAAGCCCGTAAGTCTGGCTATGATTCTTCCGACCTTTATTACTATGATGCAACAGTGGTCGAAGCATTCTTGCCCTCAATTATTGCAGGTACCTATGCAATACCAGTCAGTATCCAAGACCTTAACGCTAAGTTTGGTACGGGTAATGACGCAGAAGGTAACAACTGGTTGGCTTTACGTAGCGATATATCCCATGCATTTGAAAAATTAAGTGAAACCAAGCAGAATGTTCTTCGTTTACGCTTTAGTATAGACTCACCTGACTGGGCATTGCTAGCCAAGGATATGGATAGCACTCCAGATGGTGCACGTATGAAGGTACAGCGTGCAATAAGTTCACTGATTAAAAATCTAGGTGGATGGCGACCATACCACGAAGACGATACAGTTAAGCAGGAGCAAGATGGAGTCTAAGGTAGACCTAAGAGGCGAACCTACATTCGCCTGTATATGTGGCTGTATGATGTTTAGAATTACAGTTATGTGGGATGAAGATACTAGAGCAGTTGGTTGGTACGATCTAGCACAAGAGTGTATAGAATGTGGAGCCATAACAACTGCACCGACAGAGATAGATGGGTGTGAGTAATGCCATTATATGATTTCAAATGTATGACTTGCAGTGAGGTGATAGAAACAAATGAAAACATACCACCAGTTTGTTCTACGTGTAGTGGAACTATGCAGCGCATCTGGTCTGCTCCAGCAATTAAATTTAATGCACCAGGCTTTTACTCGACGGGAGGATAAGTAGTGCAAGAAACAAAATGGATGGAACAAGCCAACTGTGCAAGCACAGACACAGAACAGTTCTTTACTGTAGGTGAATCAAAGGTATACAAGAATGTTCCTATGTTAAAAAGAATTTGTTCAGCATGTCCAGTCATATCAGAATGCAAAGAATATTCCTTACGCTATTACGTACTAGGATGGTGGGGGAACACATCTGAAAAGATGCGAAGAGAAGAAAGAAGAAGGTTAGGTATCACCGCGATACCGATTGTTTCAGAAGGGGTATATGAATGATTGATCTAACAATTATATTTAACGTTGTTATTGGTATTGCAATCTTTAACATACTAGATATTTTAGGAGAGCATCTAGCCTTAAAGATTGATGCCTATAAGTTTAAGAGACGCTTGTCTAAACTAGAATATAGTTATGAGTCTTGGCTAGGTAAAGACTGGAGTAAGCGTGACTGTGATGATGAGTGTGATTTCTGCGATGAGGTCTATGTTCCAGCCAAAAAGCCAGTAGGAAAAAAGGCTACAGTTAAAAAGAAGATTCGCTAAATAGCAAAAAGACCCCCGTCAGGTAGGTTAAAGTACCTGAACGGGGGCTTTTGTGTCTCTACGGGGCTACTAGGCCCCTAAAACAGGGTGTTTATTACTTGCTTCCGCGTCCAAACTCCTTGGCTTTAGGGTCTAAAGCCTTCCAGAGTGGAGCAATAAAGGCAGACAGGAAGGCATAAGCCAAAGTCTTAGGGTCGGTAACCCCTGCTGCATATAGGGCTACCACTGATGGGACAGCAGCACGTGCGTATGTAGTTGCAACTGCAATTAGTTTATCTGTATTCATTGTTACTCCTTATGATTTAAAGACAGGCTTGCCAAAGCCTACGATATAAATTGGCAGTGACTTCTTTAGTGCAGGTCCGTTCTTAACTTTGTAAGCACGAATCTTTCGGCAGACTTGACCACCATTGCGCTGGTCGCCCTTCTTATCAGGGCTAGTGTTGCCTTCAATGCAGGTTATAGTTCCGTCTCCGTTGTCTTTAACCACGATTCCAACATGACTAATGCGATCCACGCCATCGTTGGGAAAGTCAAAGAAAACAATATCCCCAGGTAGTGGAGTGGCTTCACTTACTTTCTCCCATTGCTTCTTCTTCATGAATGCTGTTGCTCCTACAACTGTTGACACACAGTTAGGAATCTTTAAGCCTACTTCATTAGCACACCAGTTAACAAAACTTCCACACCAAGGTAAGAAGTTTGCCTTTGTGAATGCACCATACTTTGTCTCGTTATCTTTAGGTCCCTCGATTACTCCGAGTTCACCTCTTGCTACTTCAATAAAGTCATTACGTTGACCCATGTTATGCTGCCTTCTTATCTACTTTGGCAAATGCTGCGTTGATTTCTTCTGTTGTTAGGGAACCATCTGCTAGATAAAAGCGAGCAAGCGCTTCAACTACACGAGCAGCACCCAATGCACCAGCAAGAACTGCTGCCTGCCATACTTCAATGCCAACCAATGAGCCAGCACCAATGACACCTAGTGATTCTGCTGCAATCACAGCAAGAATACGCATCATTACATTCTTAAGTGTATCCATATTATTCCTTTGGGTTACGTAGTCTAAATGTCACAACGTGTGCGACAAAGGTAATTACTATAAAGTAACCAACAACTGATTTGGCTGACCCATCTAGTACTACCCATGCAATGAACATTCCTAAGAATGTCCACAACTGGTTTGCTAAATCTGACAGGAAGTTCTTCATGGTTTTCTCCTATATGCGGCGGCTCCAGCGGCTGCTGCCGCTGATTGTGTTGCTATGCCCCCTGCGATAATGGCAGATACCACTACCTTTTCAGACTCTTCTCTTTCTTCTGATGTCATGTCTGCACCAACTGACCCCAACGCAGCCAAGGCTGCGGCTGGGTCTGTAAATAATTCTGCTAATAATTCTGTAGGATTAGACAGCAACACGACTGCTGCTGCCTGCTCTTCTGTCAGAACTACACCGTTGTCTAGTGTTACCATTGGCTCACTAACGATAGGAGCAACTGGTGAAACTTCAGGTACAACGATTGGTTGCGGTTCTTGAACAGGCTGAGGTTGAGACACAGGTGACTCTTCGCTCGATTCCTGAACAATTTCCTCAACTGGAATCTCATTTATTTCTTCTTCTTCTGGACGTTCAGAAGGTTGCTCGTCAGGCAAAGGCTCTTCAGGAACTGGCTCTGTCTCTTCCAAAGGCACCTCAGTCACCTCTTCGTCAACAGGCTCAGGCTCAGGTAAAATCTCAGGCTCAGGTTCAGGCTGAGGTTCAGGCTCTGGTTGAGGCTGAGGCTCAGGTTGAGGTACTGGAACCACAACTGGTTCAGGACGAACTGGTTCAGGTTGAGGTAAAGGAGTAACTACAGGTGTTGGAATTGATTCTACTGTTTGGGTATCTACCGTTGATGATTCTACTGGTAGCACAGGTGTTACAGATTCGACACTTGAAGTCGGAGTATCAAGCGTCGCAGAAGGTGTCTCAACTGTGGAGGTCTGAGTATCAGAAGTTACAGGTACAGACTCGGAAGCAGTCACGCTTTCAGAAGATGGAACAGTCGAACTCTCTGAAGGAGCGGTCACAGTTTCGGAAGCGGTCTCCGTCTCAGGACTGGGACTTACAACAGGGGTAGGAACTACCCCATTGTAGTAACCAGTAGAACTATCAGAAAGATTATCACTAACATAGATAGTGAATCCTGGTGGTGCATATCCGCCCTCACAAAATAATCTAGGGATATAACCTCTGTCTACAAAAAACTGATTGTTATTATCCCATCCAATTTGGTATGTCTGTTCTGTGCTTTCTTGATTAGCACAAGTTACATCAGCATAGACAACTGCTGCGTATGCTTGCGGATGCAAGAGGAATGTAGTTCCAATTAATATAAGTAGTGTTGCTAACTTACTTAATTTCTCTCTCACAAAGTAAGAGGTAAATCTGGTCAACGCGTTGTTCAACTCGATCCAATCGTTCAGTGTTGATATTAACTGCGTCCCTCATACTGCTACCAGAGTTAGGTTTTAACTCACTCAAGTAGTGTTTAACTAACCAGCGAACGGCAGCAGAAAAGCCACCGAGTAGTGTCATTATGGCTACGGCAAAGCCAGCCCATTCAGTTGCTGTCATTAAACCGTCCTTACAGTTACTTCAATAATCCCACCATAGCCAGAAAATCCTGCACTAGGTGGAGTCATGCGAGTAAATAAAGTTCTTTCAATTTGTACTTGTCGTAGTTCAGATGTATTTAAATCTTGCCACAAAACAATATCACCAGATTGTTCTAGTTCTTCTAATTGATTCATACGTTCATATGCTCTGCCTTTGTAACCAACAACAACACCATTGCGATCTGCTTCTGTATCAAAGTTATATACAGGATAGGTAATTAAACGCTGACGTGGCGTAGCAATGGTAGCCTTAATCTGATAGCCCTTAAATACTGGACCACGTGAAGTGGTAGTAGTATCACGATTAAACACAAACTTATAGGCTACATATTCACGGGCTGCATTTGGTTGGTTAGTTCCAACTTCAATGGAAGATACTGTAGAGTCATATGAAATGTGTTCATACTCAGTACCATTTATATCAACAGTTTCAAGAATAAGAGTTCCATATGTAAAGTCACCGCGTCCAATAAGACGCTTAAAGTTCTTTGGCTCTAGTGTTCCAAAACGAATATTGCCTGTAGTTATATAGCCAGTTGTTATTAAAGTAGACTCTGATTCTACATAGATGTAACCATTTGATGTGCCATTGTTGGCAGTAACATAGGTAAGGCGATTGGTATCGCCAGCAAATGCACAACCAGTAGTTGTAAAATTAGACACACTTGATACGTAAATATCATTAGCGTAGGCAAAACGTAGTGGTTCTAATTCATTGCTTAAATCAAGACGGATAACTCCTGGACTTCCATTAACACCAGTAGCACACCAAACATAGTGGTCACGAGCAGCAAAGTCATAACACGGCTGAGTAGTCTCCACAATAAGTGGGCCATAATCTAGTGAGCCATCAGTATCAGATACTGCTGCAGCACGAATACCCTTGCTAGTGCCAATAAGCACAAAGCCTAAGTAGTAGTAAATTTTATGGACTACTTCACCTACTGGTAGTTCTGCTGCAACAATAGCAGATGTAAGAGTAGGCATAGTTCCATTAGTATTGAGCGTAAACTTTTGAATGGTAGATTGAATACCATTGTAGCCAGCAATGTAAATTGCTGGGCCAGATGCTGTTATAGAAGTATATGTGTGGCTAGTAACTGGATGTGTGTATAAAGCAGTTGGCATAGCCACTGCTGAACCAGCAAACTCATAGACTTTGTTATCAGCACACATAACAATACGGTCTTTGACGTACTCCATAGTGGCGTTGGTAATTAAACCAACTTCATCAAACATTGTTGTACCTGCAGTAGATGAGGTAAGGGTTAAAGCCTTTTTGTATACGGTTTTCTTTGTGGCTGTATTTGTAATCCAATATGCAGTAGTACCATCATCGCAGATTGCGTAAACAGGTGAGTCTGTGCCAGCATTGTAATCAATAAAATGAATTGGATTTGTTGGGTCGTTAACTGGTACTTTGTCTACATCATAGCCATCAAGTAGCAATACACCCTTTGTTCCACTCCATTGAATAGAACGAGTGTACTGCTGCACACGACCATTAGATAGTATTGGTTCTGTAACTACGTGTCCTTGTGTGGAATCCTTAAGCATAGTTACTTCGCCCTTAGTCCAAACATTTACGCCCCTGCTATCGGCAAAACGATAGTGTCCTGACTCATCATTAGTTAGTGGGTCATAGAATGAGATACCACTACCACTATGAAAAGACATCTGTGAGCGTAGCCACCAGCCAGTTAGCGACTGCTCACCTGGCTCTTGACCATTATCAAACTGATCTTTACGAAATGGTGCAGTCTCACGAGTAGATATATTCTTGTCACTGATAGCGGAAATAAAAGGCATACCAGCAACAGCCATATCATAAGATATATTTGTATTTTGCCAGACAGCATCAGTTGATACAATACCAATATCTGCAAAAGCACGTGCAATATCAACTTCATTACCACGACCTTCGGTAATATCTCTGCCTGCCAAGGCGTACCTCCACTACTAGAAAATTAAATTAGAGAACGAGTGTTGCTGCTTCTTCTTCGGTAAGAGGTGTACCTGCTACCAGTTTTGCACGAGCAGATGTCTTGAGTGCAGCGAGTGCTTCTGCTGCTGCATCATCTTCTGCCTTCTGTGCTGCAAATGCTGCTGCATCTGCCTCACGCTGGGCGATTTCTTCTGCTGTT